AATTGTTGAGCATAAAGATCTTTGATTACAGTAACATAATTTGCCCAATGAGTTTTTTCTGCTGGAAGATAATCATTAAGAGCTTTTTGAAGTTGCTCTGGAGTTGGAGTATTTCCAGCTGTTAATCCTTCTACAATTGCTGCAACATGATTAATCATCTTAGCTTTTTCAATTCTATCATTACCAGAAACTGCTTGATCGAGAACAACAGTGCAAGCTAATACTACTGCTGGCTTAACATAAGGAAGAGTATTTTCAACACTTGTTGCAACATCAACTTTTCCAGTATTGGTTGTAGCACAAGCACCAAGAAATACGCTCAAAAGAGCAACTGCGACTAATTGTAATTTATTCATATGTTTTCTCCATTTGTTCTATCTTTTGCTTCATTTGTTTGAGCTACTGTTCCGCCAGTAACTGCTGCATCTTTTACTGTTAATGCAAAAATAATACCAGAAACAACTGCGACTAATTTTGAAATTCCTGTGATATAAGCTTCTGCATGGTCTGGAAGAAATGCGACTAATGAAGGATCAGAATGAATTGCTATTGCTGTACAAACTGCCACAACTGTTGTAACGCCAGATGAGCTAGATCTCCAATTTGGGCCAAATATTTTAGATAGCATAGTTTTCATAAAAGATTACACATTATTATAATAATATATAATTTTAAAATCTAATATTAATTATAAAAATATACGTTTACCAGAGTTCTCAAATTTGCAATCGCTGATGGACAATGTATAAAAGCAGCTGCATTATCTCCTGCAGAAAATGGCACGTTTAAATTACTATTACTAAAACTAATAAAATTACCATTATTAGTAGAACTCATACCTTGACTTATGATTCCTGTCAAACCTTGGGTTACATTTACTATTGATCCAGTGATATTTGATGTTGATATACCTCCTGCAGCTTGCTGTAATGTTATTGAAGCTTTTCTGGCTACGCAATTTTCTAAAATAGGAACCCTTCTAGAAGTTGAAGTATTAGAATATCCAATATTGGCTCCAGCCAATCCAATATAATTAGTATCTGCAGCAGTTGTGTTTCCTTCATTTGTTCCACCTTGTAATACAAAAATATTTTGTCCAGTTAAAAGAACTCCTGTATTACCTACTGTTAAATTACCACTAACAACATTTAATCCAGATTGACTTATTCTTGCTATTGTACTTCCAAGCGTAGTCCCTCCAGCATGAAATTCTATAGCTCTTCCAGCTGTTCTTGTTCCAATGTCTAAATTTCCACCATCTATAAATAAATATCCATCCAGACCAGTTCCATTGGTAAAGGATGGATCGCTATATCCGACATTATTAATTCCAAGGTTAATAAAGTTGCTACTATCGTTTCCATTATTAGCTGTAATAACTAAATCTGAACTAGCAAATAAACCAGTCGCTCTGTTTTGAATATTTAATTGAAGATAAGTATTTCCACTACCAACTATTGAAAGAGGATTATTGGGCAAACCTAATGGTGCTGCACCAGAAAGTGAAAATATTCCAGAACTAATAAAAGTTTTAACACCAGAGATAGTTTGATTTCCAGTATTATATACAAGATTAGGAGCACTAACTGGATTTGTTAATGTAACTGCGCCGCTTGTTATAGTTATATCTACTCCAGAAAGTGAAAGGATATCAATATTATTTAAATCAAGAGAGTTAAAAATACCAGTTCCAGAAACTTGAAGATTATTTGCAACAAGAGCATTAAAAATTCCAGTGCCAGAAACGTTTATGCTATTAACGAAGGTTTTATTCCCAGAGATGATTTGATTTCCAGTATTGTAAACTAAATTATCCGCATAAAGTTTTTGGAAAGTTCCAGTGCTTCCAACTGTTTGGCCGAGTAAATAAATTGATCCATTGGTATTTAATTCTATATTAGTGAACACTCCCCCACCTTCGCCTCCAGCGCTAATAGATGCATATTCATCAGTGAATTTTATATTTTGTCTTGTATTAAAACCAGCAATTGTTAAATATTCGTTAGAACTAATAAGTGGTCCATTAATACTTCCTTGTCCAGATGGATAAATACTAATTTGATATGGCGAATTAATAACTGAAAAAGTTTTAATTCCAGAGATAGTTTGATCGTCAACTCTTGAAACAAAATAGTTATTGAGAAGCCCTGTGCTAACTATTGATTGACCAACGAAACCGCTTAATTCATTTTGATCTAATTGTTTAACTCTAATTAAATTGTTGGGCATATTATTGTTCTAATTTTTTACTATGAAAAAGAATACTTGCAACATATGTATCTATATTATGTTCTGCTGCAATTTCATGAATATTATTGATGATGTCTTGATTTTTATCTTTTGGATTATCAATATATTCTTTTGCTACAGTTTCCCAAATTTCTGGGTTTTCATTAGCTATAATGATTTTAGTTATTTCATTTGCAACTTCTTTTTGTTGACGAGATAATTTTCTTAATAAATGCTTTTCTCTTAATGAAGATTCTACTTTATCTTGGAGTTTTGAAGCAAGAACGAAATTATTTTTAATTTTTTCAATATCAAAAAATGTCGCTTTAGATTGTTTGCCTTGTCCAATTGGATTAACGTTTTTAGTTGCTTGAGGAGTTCCTGTAGATCCAGATGGTCTACCTGCTTCACCCATTTTAGCGCCACCAATAAGTGGTTGATATAAGCCCTGATCTTTTAATTCTCTAAATTTTTGTTGAGAAGAAATTGAATCTTGTGGTTCTGGCAATCTTCCAGTTCCTATCGCTTGAATTCCTTCTTCTGGAGTTAACACCCCAAGTTCAACAAGTCTTGTATATACTCTTGAATATTGAATATCATCTTTAAGATCAATATCGTCAAATTCTGGTGTTGGGTAATTTTTGAATCCAATATCTTTGCTAATTCTTCTTATTTCGGGAACCAAGAATTCATTTAAAAATGTTTGGCGAGCCTGCTTTAATCTTTCTATAAATACTTGCACTTTAATACTAGTATTAGCAAACTTTTCACTTCCAATAAGAATATTATTTAACCCAATTTGAATATCTTTATCTACAACTTCATATTTTTCTGGACCAATTAGATTACCAATATCTGGAATAACAAATTGTGCTTTTGTTGTATAATCTGCGATAAGAACTCTACCAACGCTTTGATTCTGAAATAGATTTTGCATCGCTTCAAGATTTTTTTGATTGACTCCGCCTTTTTCTGGATCTGTTCCCATTGTTATCAAAAGAACTGCTTGTTGCATGGTTCTTGTAATTGCCATGTCCATTTTTTTCATTTCTGCTTTCCAATTGATATCTTCTAATACTGGAAAACCCATTGGAACTGCAAATGGCTCGTAATCTTGTTTTTTGTAAAAAACTGCGCAAAGTCTATTTCTATCTAATGGTAGAGTTAATACTCCAACTGTTCTTTGTTTAATTAATTTTTGTGTTTCTGGAGGAAGACTTTGCAAAACTTCCTTGTCTTCATCTGTTTTAGGCTCTTTTAATCTTTCTAATTCATAATCACTTAATACTTTATAATATCTTCCTAAAGAAAAATTAATAGTTCCAGCTATTTGAATGTCTGATGGATTTAACATTATATATCTAGCTGGTAGATTCACTGATGCTGCTTTTGATGTATTCAAACCAAATGTTTGAGTAATTTTATCTAAATCATCATCTCTAACTTTTGTATCAAATCTATAAATAAAAACGTTTCCACTACGATAATATTCTCTAAAAAATTTATCTTGAAAATCAAACAAATTAATTTTCTTAAATAATGCTGAAAAGAAATCTCTGCTCTTTTGACTTCCGCCTTTAAAGTAAATATTGCTACAAGAAAACTCTGTCATTAAATCGATAGTATTTCTAAAAATAGCAAAATTATAATAACATTTTTGACAAAGAATAACCGCATCGCGGATATTCATATTAGAATTAGCTTTTACGCCAGTAGAATATCTGAAAGGAATAAGTCCATCATCAATATTTTTATATCTATCAGTTCTTGCAATAGTCGATGCAGCATTTCTTCTCATAGAAGTATGGCTT